TATATTTGTAAAATCATTATACTTGTAAATTTTGGCTGAAAGAAAAAGAGATTCTAAAGGTAGATTTATTCCTAGTGCTTCAGATACTATAAGAAAAAAGGCTAGTGGTAAGGTTAAGTTTGATATAGTAAACTTAGCTCCTATGCCTAATATATTAGAGCGACAACACGACATAACTTCTAAGGAGTATTACCGATTTGGAGATGATAATTTGTTTCCTCAATATCTAGCTGAGTTAAAAAGAAAATCTAGTACCCACAGAGCTATCCTTTCTCAGAAAGCTACTTATACAG